TAGATCGACCCGCCAGCCGCGATATGACTGACGTGATTGACCGCCATGACGTGGTGATCTGCACTCGGCTTGACCGATTGAGCCGCTCCAGCTCTGATCTTCTTGGTCTGATTCCAGTGCTGCAAGATATCGGTATCACGCTGTACTTCTGCGAGCAATTTGGAGAGATGCCGATTGTTTACCCAGATGCAGGCAGATCGAAGGGTTTGGACGCTAAATTCGATATGAACTCGATGGCCAACCAGATCATGCTGATGGTTTTATCAGCGGTTGCCGAGATCGAACACGCTACCATCAAGGATCGATTTGCCGCAGGTAAGCTCGATTGGGCCTCACGCGGCTACGCAATCGGCGGATCTGCGCCTTATGGCTTCAGGCACGAAGAGGTTAAGACGGGCAGCAAGACCCGCAAGAAGCTCGTTGAGGTGCCCGAAGAGCAGGTGGTTTTGAAGACGATCTACAAGCTGCATAAGCGCGGCTTTGGCCCTCGCAAGATCGCTAAGCAGGTCAACAGTATGCACAACATCCCGCCGCTGACGCATTCCAAGGTGCAGCGCATATTGAACCGAAAATTTCAGGGTGTCCCTAACGCAGCATAGGCCGTATCATGTTGTCTTGATTGGAGGTCATTATGACGGCTTTAGACGATATTGAAGAGGCCATCGAGACGATGGAGGCTTCGCTTGCGACAGATTTCATGACGAATGCGGTGCGCGACATCATGCACACGGCGGTGCAGCGCCTGAAAGATGCCAAAGAAAAGCTGACTGACTGATGTCTCAGGAAGGTTGGGGTCGCGGCACATGGGGGCAGGGCGCTTGGGGAACCCCGCTTTCGATTGATGTAACGCTTACGGGACAGCAGGCGACTGCTGGTGTGGGCGCTCTGACGGTTGACGCTGAAGCAAAAGTTACTTTAACAGGTCTTGCGATCACATCTGGCGTCGGCGCTGTCACTGTTGATGCTGAGGCCAACGTCACGCCTACAGGTCAGGCAATCACGTCAGGCGTTGGCGCTCTTACAGTAGATGCGGAAGCGAATGTTGCGCCCACTGGCCAAGCGATTACGTCAAGCCTTGGATCGATACAAGTGGTTGCAGGCGCTATCGTGCAGCTCACGGGACAGTCGATCACGTCTGGCCTTGGTGCGCCGACCACCGATGCAGAAGCTAACGTCACGCTCACGGGTCAAGCGATTACGGCAGGCGTAGGGACAGCGACGATCAAGACGATTAATTTCGTCCGTATTGACGGTCAGCAGATAAACTCGGCCATTGGTGACGCAACTACGGTTGCAGGCGCAATTGTTCAGCTTACTGGCTTGTCAATGGTTGCAAGTGTCGGTGATATTCTGGTATGGGGCGAGATAGACACCAACCAAGACCCGTCCTACAATCCAGTCAGCACAACACAATCTGCGAGCTACTCGGCTATTGATACCAGCCAGTCCGCAGGATACGAAGAAATTAAAGCTGGCCGTGATGCCGCATAAACAGGTGATTAAATGGTAACTTACGTTAACGACCTCCGCTTGTCCGAATTAGCCACCGGCGAAGGCTCCGGCACTTGGGGCACGACCACAAACACCAACCTTGAGTTGATAGGTGAAGCTTTTTCCTTTGGTACGGAGGCTATTACCACTAATGCTGATACGCATACTACTACTATTGCCGATGGCTCTACTGATCCCGGCAGGAGTATGTTTCTCAAATATACTGGCACTCTTGATAGCACTTGCACCATCACTATAGGGCCGAATACGGTCAGCAAGATGTGGTTTATTGAGAACGCAACCAGCGGATCGCAGTCGATCATTATCAGCCAAGGTTCTGGCGCGAACGTCACCATCCTTAATGGTCAAACCAAAGCTATCTACAGTGATGGTGCTGGATCAGGTGCTGCGATGGTTGATGCGTTTACTGATCTGTCTGTCCCGTCGTTTTTTGTGTCAGGTGATTTAGACGTTGATGGCACCACCAATCTTGACGCTGTAGACGTAGACGGCACTGTAAACTTTGCAGCAGACGTAACCTTTGCAGACGGTGCAGACATCATCACCGCATCCGCAGGCACATCCAACGTCCGTGTAGGTGTCAACGCAGGTAACTCCATTACCTCTGGCGGCAACTACAACGTGGTTGTTGGCGATGAAGCAGGTACGGCTTTGACTACGGGCGATAACAACGTAGCCATTGGGTTTGAGGCGTTAAGCACAGAAGATGCTAACGGGAATAACGTAGCTGTCGGCTATAGGGCGCTCAAGACACTAAACGCTGGAGCAGAATCATATAGTGTAGCGGTTGGACTTGACGCAGGAACGTCTCTTACTACTGGTGTACGAAACACTCTTGTGGGTGCTTTTGCTGGTGACAATTTAACGGACGCTGATTTTAACGTAGCTGTTGGTTTTGGCGCACTAGACGTTGACACGAAAGGTAGTAAATCTACAGCCGTTGGTTATGGGACTTTAGAGAGTCAAAATTTTACTACCTCCACAGATAGTAATAATACAGCAGTGGGCTTTGAAGCTGGGCATGTAATCACCACGGGAATACGAAACGTCCTCGTGGGCAGTCTTGCTGGCGATGCTCTTACTACCGCAACTAGGAACACAGGGATTGGAGACCAAGCCCTTTCCAGCGATACGTTAGGTAGTAGGTCAGTAGCAGTTGGTTTCGGTGCTTTATTTAGTCAAAACTTCACTACAGCTACTAATGCTTATAACGTAGCGGTAGGTGCTGATGCAGGTGTATCAGTCACCACGGGAGTTCAAAACACTCTCATTGGCGGTCTAGCTGGCGATGCCCTTACCGACGCCGACTTCAATGTGGCTATGGGATACAGCGCCCTTAGCTCTGACACTTTAGGAAGTCAATCTGTTGCCGTTGGGCACGGAGCTTTAGAAACACAAAACTTCACCACTGCTACAAATACGTTTAATACGGCGATTGGTTATCAGTCTGGTAACGACATTACCACAGGTCAGCAGAACACTCTTGTTGGAAGCCTATCGGGTGATGCGATCACTGTAGGTACTAGAAATGTAGCGATGGGGGTTGCTGCATTAGGTGCGGATACGAAAGGAAGCAGATCAGTAGCTATTGGTAATGCGGCTTTAGCGTTGCAAAACTTCACCACAGCAACCGATGCATACAATGTGGCAGTAGGGGTTGATGCAGGCACAAACGTCACTACGGGAACCAGCAACACCCTGATCGGCGGTCTTGCAGGTGATGCGCTGACTGATGCTGACTCTAACGTGGCCGTTGGTAGATCTGCCTTAAGCGCAGATACATTAGGTAGCAGGTCTGTAGCCATAGGCGAAAAAACTTTAGAGATTCAAAACTTTACTACAGCAACAAATGCCTACAACACAGCCGTTGGCTATATAGCTGGGAATTCAATCACCACGGGTCAGTACAATGTCTTAGTTGGTAGTCTAGCTGGTGACGCTCTATCAGACTCAGACTATAGCGTAGCTTTAGGATACTCAGCATTAACCTCCGACACTTTAGGAACTAGAAGTGTTGCGTTAGGTAGTTTTGCACTTAGTCAACAAAACTTCACTACAGCAACAGATAGTTACAATACTGCTGTTGGTCATAGTGCTGGTGGCAACGTCACATCAGGTACAGGTAACACTCTCCTTGGAGGTCTTGCAGGTGATGCGTTGACTCAGGGTGCGCGTAATGTAGCAGTTGGCACAGCAGCGTTAACTAACGACACTTTGGGTCAATACGCTGTTGCGGTTGGCTACGGCACTCTATCTGTTCAAAATTTCACTACCGCTACAAATAATTACAATATCGGAATTGGATATTTGGCGGGAGAAAACGTCACCACAGGAATCCGCAATACCCTTGTCGGCGCTCATGCTGGTGACGGTTTAACCGACTCTGATTTTAATACGGCAGTAGGTTATGGGGCATTAGACTCTGATACTTTAGGCAGTCAATCAACGGCAGTTGGTTATCAAGCCTTAACCAGTCAAAATTTTACTACCGCTACGGAATCCCACAATACGGCGGTAGGGTATATAGCAGGTAATGGACTTACCACTGGAAACCATACAACTCTCGTTGGGTCTTTAGCTGGGTATAGGTTGACCACGGGGAACCTTAACGTTGCCATTGGATCTGCTGCATTAAGTTCTGAGACGAAAGGTGATCGATCAGTAGCAGTAGGCATGAACGCTTTAACTACTCAAAATAACACCACCAACGTTGATGCTTACAACATAGGAATTGGGTTAAACGCAGGTTTTGCAATCACCACCGGAATTCAGAACACCCTCATGGGAGGAGAGGTGTTTGATACTTTAACAACAGGAGATCGTTGTACAGCAATAGGTTATAACCTTGCCCCAAGCGCCGTAGGTGTAGACCAAGAAGTAGTCCTAGGAAGCAACATTGTTGGAGGAGGAGCTAACACAGTCAGGATTGGCACCGCTGCTGGTAACGCAACTCTAAATTTAGACGGCGCAGACACCTCATGGGCAGCATCTTCAGATGAACGTCTAAAGAAAGATATTGCAGATTCTACAGTAGGTCTTTCATTTGTTAATGCTTTACGTCCTGTTACCTTCAAGTGGAACGCTAAAAACGCTGTTGCAACTACTTTGCCTCAATATGATGCAGATTCTTCAGATCCTGTATTTGGAGACGGAAAGGCACATCACGGCTTTATAGCCCAAGAAGTAAAGGCTGTCATTGATGCAAACTCTGATGTAGTCAACGGTCATAACATTTGGCATGAAGACCCAGACGGTACGCAGCAAGTTGCACCCGCAGCACTCATCCCAATGCTTGTAAAAGCAATTCAAGAACTTACAGCGCGTGTCGCCGCGCTCGAATCATAGGAGGACATCATGTCTGAAGAAGCAAGAACCGACGAAGAAAAAGCACAGATGTATCAGGCCATGCTGGGTGGCGCGAATGTCATTACAAGTGTACTTGATGCCGACAATGAGTACGGCAACGATCTGACCAACACTGAAAAGCAAGAGCGTGTGTTACGCAGTGCTGGTTATCTTGAATACGGCAAGGCGCTTGACGATTGGGGTTCTGAGGACTTCAGCGCCATTGACTCTGCTGTAGCAGCCGCAAAAGCATACAAACCATAAGGAAAAATAGATCGTGCAAATCAACCTAGAAGAAAACGAAATCAATGCAATCCTAGCGATTCTTGGCGATCTGCCAAGTAAGTCAGGCACATGGCCTTTGATGATGAAGATTAAAGTGCAAGCTGACGCGCAACTGGTTGAGCCAGAAGAGAACGAGGAGGGCGAGGAAGAAGCTGCCGTCGAAGCCATAAATGGCTGAAATACAGTTTCAGATGCACTCGCTGCCGTCAGTGTTTCTGATGGAGCTGGACATCCCGACAGAGTTTGTTGATTCGTGTAACGATTACCTTGATGAGCTAGTTACACAAAACGATAAGGTCAGCGCAGCGCATACGCTAGTGGGCCAGATCAAGACAGGCGAGCAGCTAGTAATGGATCACGAAGATCCAAGGCTAGCACCGTTTTCTAGGTTCTTGTGCGAGATGGGCGTGACGTATATCAACCAGTTCATGGCCCAATCTGGTCAGGTGCTGGACGGCAACAGAAACGTCGAAATGGATGAGCTATGGTCGGTGCATAGCTACGAGGGTGATTACAACCCGATCCATGACCACGGCACGAAAACTGTGATGGGCATTAGCTGCACGACATGGACGAGAGTGCCGCCCCAGATAGTGCAGGGGCCAAGGCCGGGATCGCAAGAGTACGGACTGTATAACGCCTCTGGCGAGAGTGATGGCTGTCTCTGCTTTAACTACGGACAGAGCAGCACATGGGATAGAGAGCGGCTTAAACCTACGCAGAACGTCGTGGTCAGGCCGCAGGTGGGGCGTTTATATATGTTCCCATCATGGATGCAGCACATGGTTTACCCCTTTCAAGGTGAGGGTGAACGAAGGACGGTAGCTGCCAATATAAATTGTTTTCCTGTAGAGGGACGGCAAAATGGAAATAACGTCAGTTAGCGATACTGCTAAAGTTAGTTGGAAGCAAGTCGCAGTACAAAAGCAAGAACGCCTACGAACAGGTGCAGACGGCGAAACCGTTAAAGAAACGGTAGAGACAATAATGCCTATTTTGTATACCCAAAAGGGCAATAAAATTGAAGCGCAGCCCCTTGCGCCTACACAACGAATAAATATAACCGTTTAGAGGATCGTTCGATGGCTGAAATGACAACAGCGCAAAAGCGCAAGATGATAGCTGAACTGCGTAAAGCGTCTAAGTTACATGCGGGGCAAGCAGATAGGCTAGAAAAAACCTTACCCAACAAGAAGAAAAAATGAGCGACAAAGGCGAACAAGCACTAAACGAAGTCAACGCGCATGAGCGGGAGTGCGCTTTGCGTTATCAACGCATTGAAGAGCGCCTTGCAGAAGGCTCTGCTAAGTTCAAGCACCTAGAAAATCTTATTTACGGACTGTACGCATTGATTGCAGCGGCAGCATTGCCGCAGTTTTTTATGGGGTAAGCCATGATTATTGAGTCTGTTGCAGCCGCTGGCATGTTGCTCCAGCAGATCAATTCGGTCATTCAGAATGTGAACGAAGGCAAGGCTAATGTCGATCAGGCAATGGCTTTAGTATCCGATTTTGGCGAAGCACTTAACGCTTTTGAGATTGACCGCAAGTCTTCTGCATTCAAGCCGCTATCTAAGAACGACATCTTGAAGCTGCAAATGCTTCGCAGGTCGCAGGAGCGATACCAAAAAGATTTGAGGGATTTGCTTCTTGTCGCAGACCCTAAGCTGTTAAAAGATTACGATGACGCGATCATGCAGCAAGAAAGGGACAGAAAGGCTCATCAGGCTATGCTAAACAAGAAGCGCAAAGAACGTGAAAAACTCATGCACGACATTTCAGTTGGATTAGTGGCTTTAATTCTTGGCGGTGGTGTAGCCATCGGTATGATTTACTTAATTGTCAAAGCGTTTGGGCCGTAATTATGAATGCAAAACGATTAGAAGAAGATAGCGAATACGCCGAATACGACGCGGATGGTGACGGCGTAGTTTCTGATGAAGAAATCGAAACTAGCAAAGAGTTACTGGAGCTACGGCTGCATCATGAACGAGCCGACGCGCAACGTGCTATGAGTTGGTTTGCGCTGTGGGGCATGTTGCTGTACCCCAGCTTGGTTGTCGCATCAGAGCTTTTCGGGCTGACTCAAGCTGCATCTATCTTAGGTGATATGGCGGCAGTCTACTTCGTATCCGTTGCGGGTATATTGGCTGCGTTTTTTGGCGCACAAGCATGGTCAAACAGGAAGCCGTAATGTGGCAGATTACAGGGGTTCTAGGCATTGCTTTATTGGCTACTGTCGGAGCGTTCAAGATGTACGCAGATAAAACAGAGGCTGAAAAGCAAGCTATGGCTATGGATTTACGTCAAGCGGCAGACAACGAGCTAGTTTTGGAAAGCAGCATATCTAGCCTGAATGAACAGCTTACGGAGGCTGAAGAGCGCCAACAGCGCATACTCAATCGAGTCAACGAGCTTCAGGCTGCTAACGCTCAGGCCCAGCAAGAGGTGGAGTCGATCAGAAAAAAGTTCGCAAAGCACGATATAAATGTGCTTTCGCTACGCAAGCCGGGATTGATTGAGAACATTATCAACCGTGGCACCAAGGGGGTATTAAGTGATCTGGAAGCTATTACCGATCCTGCTTCTTAGTGGTTGCGGCCTAATAGGTCGAGAGCCGTACATCCCTGAGACCAAGCCTGTCGAAGTTGTCACGGTCATCAAGCCAGCAGCCGTTTATCATCCTGCATTACCAAACGCTATATCCACGCTGCCTGTCGAATGGAAGGTTCTAACGCCTCAAACGATGCAAGAATATCTTGATGATCTTGAAGAGGGCAACGCCCCGACAAACGCTTACTATGGCTTATCGACCAAAGGCTATGAAAACCTTTCGGCAAACATGGCCGAAGTTAAAAGATATATTCGCCAAGTGCTCACTATTGTACAATACTATAAAAATTTGGACGAGGAACTCGAAGATGAGAGTGACCAGCGAGGAAGGGATATCCCTGATTAAAAAGTTTGAGGGCTGTGAGCTGAAGGCATATCAATGCTCGGCTGACGTATGGACGATTGGCTATGGGCATACGGCTGGAGTCGCGGAGGGAGACAGTTGTACGGCTGAAGATGCGGAAGCAATGCTCACAGAGGATTTGTCAGAATTTGAGGGCTACATTAACGACTTGGTGACGGTTGATTTGTCACAAAATCAGTTCGACGCATTGGTCGCATGGGTTTACAACCTCGGCCCCGGTGCTTTGAAAGAATCGACTTTGCTTCGCAAGCTGAATGAAGGCGACTACAAAGACGCGCCATATCAGATCAAACGGTGGAATCGCGCAGGCGGTAAGGTGCTAGACGGTTTAGTCAGAAGACGTGAAGCGGAGGCGCTGTTGTTCCAAGGAGAAGCTTGGGAAAATGTCTGAGCTTTCCCTCAAAGATTTTGAGATTCTATCGGAGCAAGATCAAAACGAAGCCTTGGCACTGCTCTCCCGCTATGACCAGATGGAGAAGCAGGACAAGTGCCAGAACGACTTCATCGAGTTTGTTAAGCATATGTGGCCTGAGTGCATCTTGGGCCGTCATCACAAAATCATTGGCGACAAGTTCAACAAGATTGCACAGGGCAAACTCAAGCGCCTGATCGTCTGCCTACCCCCTCGACACTCCAAGTCTGAGTTTGCGAGCACTTACTTTCCTGCTTGGATGATGGGCCGCAAGGGTGATCTCAAGATCATCCAAACCACGCACACGGCTGAGCTTGCGGTAAGATTCGGCAGGAAGGTGCGAAACATCATAGACTCTGATGATTACTCTCAGGTTTTTCCAGATCTGCAATTGCAGGCCGACAACAAGTCTGCTGGCCGATGGACAACAAACCAAGAGGGCGAATCGTTTTACGCAGGCGTCGGCGGGGCGATCACGGGTCGAGGCGCTGACCTTTTGATCATTGACGACCCGCACTCGGAACAAGACGCGATGTCGCCTACCGCGATGGAATCAGCTTACGAGTGGTACACATCTGGCCCTCGACAGCGTTTGCAGCCGGGCGGGACAATCATCATCGTAATGACTCGATGGTCACAAAAAGATTTGGTTGCCAAGGTCTTGAAGAAGCAGGGTGATGACCACGCAGATCAGTGGGAGGTAATCGAGTTCCCCGCAATAATGCCCGAATCTGATACTCCGCTATGGCCTGAATTTTGGAAAAAAGACGAGTTGTTATCGGTCAAGGCTTCACTACCGCCAAGCAAGTGGAACGCCCAGTGGATGCAAAATCCGACGGCAGAGGCTGGTTCTATCGTAAAGCGAGAGTGGTGGCGCAAGTGGGAGAAGGACTGGGTGCCGTCATACGAGTACGTCATTCAAAGCTATGACACCGCCTTCAGCAAGAAAGAAACCGCCGACTACTCCGCAATCACTACATGGGCGATATTTCAGTCGCCAGATGACAACGTGCAAGCAATCATCTTGCTGGACGCGAAACGGGTTAGATTGGACTTCCCTGAGCTAAAACGACTGGCTTATGAAGAGTACAAATACTGGGAGCCAGACTGCATTCTCATCGAGGCCAAAGCCAGCGGTACGCCACTGACTCAAGAGCTTCGGCGCATGGGCATCCCAGTGACGGCCTATACACCATCGAGAGGTCAAGATAAGATCGCACGAATGAACAGCGTTGCGCCGATTTTTGAGTCGGGCATGGTTTGGGCACCAGACGAAAGTTTTGCCGAAGAGGTCGTTGAAGAGATGGCAAGCTTCCCGTTTGGCGATAATGACGATTACTGTGACTCAGCAACAATGGCGTTGATGCGTTTTCGTCAGGGCGGGTTCTTGAGTTTGCAAGACGATTACCCTGAAGAGGTTGAGTTTTTGAGGCGTGACAGACAGGTATATTACTAATGGCTATTGAGAAAAAAGGCTTGGGCACTGAAAGCGATCCCGACGTGATGCCTATGGGTAGCGCGATGGAGATCGAGCCTGAGATGACTCGCAATGACGAGATTCGTAACGCAGCCGAGATACTGGTTCGTGAAGAAGAAATTCTGGTTGATGATGAGATCGATGCCGTTGAGGAGCAAATAGACACAGATTTTAATGCAAACCTAGTCGATTTTATTTCTGACAGCGATCTGTCAAAGCTGGCTAGTGACGTTATCAGCTCCATCAAGTCCGACAAGGAAAGCAGATCCGAATGGGAAAAGACCTACACTGACGGGCTGAAGTATCTTGGCATGAAGTTCGATGATTCCCGCAGCCAGCCGTTTGAAGGGTCTTCTGGCGTGATTCACCCAATACTGGCCGAATCTGTCACGCAGTTTCAGGCTCAGGCTTACAAAGAATTATTGCCAGCCAAAGGGCCAGTTAAGACCGAAGTTGTGGGTGTACGCAACCCAGAGGTCGAGATGCAAGCTGGTCGCGTTCAAGACTTCATGAATTATTACATTATGAACATTATGGAAGAGTACGATCCAGAGTTGGATATGTTGCTCTTCTACCTGCCGCTTGCAGGGTCTGCGTTCAAGAAAGTGTATTTTGACACTGGCACAAGCCGCGCAATGAGCAAGTTCATCGAGCCTCAAGACCTCGTGGTTCCTTACGAAGCGCCTGATTTGTTCTCGGCTGAGCGAGTTACTCATGTCTTAAACATGAGCCGCAACGAGATCAAAAAGCAGCAGCTCAGTGGTTTTTATGCTGATGTCGAGCTGAAAGGCGGCTCAATGACCGTGAATCGAAGCGACATTGAAGAGCAGATTGACGAGATCGAGGGCATGGAGCCTTCTTATCAAGAAGACCGAGACCACGTTGTATTTGAGACGCACACCATCCTCGACATACCCGGTTTTGAAGACGTAGGGGAGGATGGAGAGCCTACGGGCCTCAAGCTGCCTTATATCGTTACAATTGACGAGCAAAGCCAAAAGGTTTTGTCGATTCGACGCAATTATGTCGAGAATGACCCTCGCAAAGCTAAGATTAACTTCTTCGTACAATACAAGTTCTTGCCGGGCCTTGGCTTTTACGGTCTGGGCTTGAGCCACATGATTGGCGGCATTTCCAAGTCGGCCACGTCTATTCTGCGCCAGCTTATCGATGCGGGTACGCTGGCTAACCTACCAGCAGGCTTCAAGGCTCGCGGGATGCGTATTCGTGACGAGGACAGCCCATTACAGCCGGGCGAGTTCCGCGACATCGACACCACAGGTGCGTCATTGCGAGAAAACCTGATACCGCTGCCGATCAAAGAACCCAGCAACGTGCTCATGCAGCTCTTAGGGCTGCTTGTAGAGTCCGGTAAGCGATTTGCGTCGATAGCTGACATGAATGTCGGGGACATGAACCAAGCCATGCCAGTGGGCACCACAGTGGCCCTGCTGGAGCGTGGCACCAAGGTAATGAGTGCGATACACAAGCGCCTGCACTACAGCCAGAAGCTTGAGTTTCAGCTTCTTGCCAAAGTGTTTGCCGAGTATCTCCCGCCCAGTTACCCGTATGTTTCACGAAATGGCCCACAAGAAATCATGGGTCAAGACTTTGATGGCCGCGTTGATGTAATCCCTGTGTCAGATCCCAACATCTTCAGCCAGTCACAGCGCATCACAATGGCTCAAGAGCTACTGACGATGGTGCAGTCTAACCCTGAAATTCACGGGCCAAACGGCATGTACGAGGCTTACAGGCGTATGTACTCAGCACTGGGCGTGGATGATGTGGATAGCCTCATTCAGCCTCCACCCCCGCCGCCTCAGCCTATGCCCGTAGATGCGGGTATTGAAAACAGTGGTTTCTTGATGGGTCAGCCTGCACAAGCGTTTGAGGGCCAGAACCATCAGGCGCACATCGACGCTCACAGATCTTTGTTTTTAACAGACGTTGTGAAGCAGAATCCGCCGCTCCAAGGTATGATTATTGGTCACATGATGCAGCATTTGCAGTTTATGGCTGGCCAGATGGTTCAAGATCAGATACCACCAGAGCTGAACCAGCAGATGCAAGATTTGCAAGCCGCCCAACAGTCTGGACAGGTGCCACCCGATCAGCTCCAACAGATGCAAAGCCAAGTTCAAATGCAGATGGAGCAGATATCGTCGCCAGTGCTGGCTCAATTGACGCAAGAGCTGCTTGAGTCGATTGGACAGGGCGACGAGACCGACCCACTGGTTCAGATACGACAGCAAGAGCTGATGCTGAAAGAAAAGACTATTGATTCTGAGAACCAACGGTTTGAAGCTAAGCAGCAACAACGTGCTGAAGAAAAACTTTTAGAGACCGAGATTGCCAAGCAGCGCCTTGGCGTTCAAAAAGAAGTTGCAGACGATAAACTTGATGTAGCAATTCGTCGCCTTGAGCAACAAGCGGAGCTGAAGCTCCTTGACATGCAAAACAAGAACATGGGAGGCCGATAGTGGCTAAAATTATTTCATCAAATAGCATTGACCGAGAGCGAATTGTTGCCCTGAAAGAGCGCAAGAAGTTAGCTCGACAAGTTGAAGCTGCCTTGGAATCTAAGAAACAAGCAGACCTTCAAGAAAAAAAGAGACTCAGCGACCATCGAATTGCAACGAAGATGGCTAGAATCAACGGCACAGCAGCTCCAGCGCCCTTGCAGGCAAAAGCGCCTGTTGCAGAGCCAGAAGTCGTTGCTGAGCCTGTGACAGAGGGCGCTGTGGATCAAGAGGCGGAAGCGGTAATTGAAAAGCCAGCGCCAAAGCAGCCAGCTAAAAGAACCTACAAGAAAAGGACGAAGAAATGACAATCAAAGATATGAGCCGAGTTGAAAAGGTTGAGTCGCCAACTAAAAGCATCAAAACAACCCCAACAGCACCTGAGCTGGTTCGTCGCACGATGGGTGGTGAGATTAAGGTAATCAAAGCCCGTGGCGCTGGTGCAGCAACCCGTGGCTTTGACTTTCATGAGAAAGTTTAGTGGATGATATTGACCTTGGTTCGCGCCTGAAGAGAGTCATGGCTGAGCGGAGAGAGCTTATCCGCGAGGTCATGATGGACGGTATGCTCAAAGATATAGAACATTATAAAAGTTTGCAGGGCGAGCTAACTGTTATAAACTTGGTCGAGGAAACCATCAAAGAATTCTATAAGGAAATCTAAATTGACAACCCCGACCACTGAGTCCGCCTACGTCCCGAATGACGAGCGCGTTCTCGACCCCACCCTGCTCGACAAATCCGCCTTAGAACGCATGCCAGACCCTACGGGTTGGCGAATGCTGGTTCTGCCCTACAAGGGCAAAGCTCAGTCTGATGGCGGCATCCACCTCCTGAAAGAAACTGTAGACCGTGAGGCGCTTGCTACGGTTGTAGCCTATGTTGTAAAAATGGGGCCACTTTGCTACGGCGACACGGAAAAGTTTGGTGACAAACCGTGGTGCGAAGAAAAGCAGTGGGTTCTGATTGGCCGCTACTCAGGCGCTCGATTCAAGCTCGAAGACGGTGGCGAGGTCAGAATCATCAATGATGACGAGGTGATTGGCACCATTCTTAACCCAGATGACATAGTGAGTTTCACATGATTGAGAATCAAAACGCTGAGCAGATCGAAGAAGAGCAGGTTTCTATTGAGGTCACAGAAGATCCAGTAGAAGAGTCTGGAGCTGCGAATGACGGCGATGAGCTTGAGAACTACACCAAATCGGTTTCCAAGCGCATTAACAAGCTTAATGCTAAGCATCGAGAGGCAGAGCAACGAGCGCAGCAGCTTGAGCAGATTGCTCTGCAAAAAGAAGCAGAGCTTCAGCAATATCGACAGTATTCTGCTCAGCAGTCAAACCAAGTTTTGGCTAAAGAAGAAGAGGCTTTGGTCTCGAAAGAATCTCAGATCGATGACGTGTATCGCAAGGCTGTCGAAAGCGGCGATGCAGACCTCATAACTAAAGCGGCAAAGCTTCAAAGCGACATATCAATTCAGAAAGAAAAGCTGCGAGTAGCCAAGGCTAGGCAGCAGACCGCAGCTCAAGAGCAAGAGTATATCTCGCAGGGCAATGAACAACTTGTTCAGCAAGAGCAGTATCAAGAGGTTGAGCAAGAGGTTACCCCGACTGAAGACGCTTTGGAGTGGCATGCGAGAAACCCTTGGTATGCCAACAAAGATGACGAGGAGGACATGAAGGCCACTCAGTACGCCTATTATGTTCACTATAATCTGGCCAACGAGGGCTACGACGTAGGCTCAGACGAGTATTACGAAGAATTGGACAGCCGTGTAGGTACGGTTTATCCTCATACCAAATCCGCTGATGGTGGATCTAAGACCGTTCAAAGTGGAAGCAGACCCGCTGTGCAAAGAGTCGCTTCCGCCCCCCAAGGGGGTCGGTCAAAAACACAAGGCAAAAAGAACGGCGTAAGCTTTTCTAAGTCAGAACTAGAGCGACTTCGAGGTCTCAAGCCGCACAATATGTCTGAAGAGGCATGGTTGCAGCGAGTGGCTAAAGAGAAGCAAAAAATTGCAGCAAGAGAGGCAAGCTAAAATGGCAGAAGCAAAAGCAAGCGCACGTTCATCCCGTGATTCGCAGTCACACGATAATCAGACTCGCAGAAAACCGTGGCGTCCAGTGCGTTCATTAGAAACTCCACCACCACCCGCAGGTTATACCTATCGGTGGATCAGGGAGTCCATGTTGGGACAAGAAGACCGAGCTAATGTCTCGCGTCGGCTTCGAGAGGGATGGGATCTCGTAAGAGGCACCGATCTTCCTGAAGAATGGCGTTCTTTACCGACAATGGATAATGGCCGACACGAAGGCGTGGTTTACAACGAAGGGTTGCTATTAGCGAAGATCCCTAACGAAACGGTTGAAGAGCGAAGAGCCTATTACAAGGCGAAGAGCCAACAAGCCACTGATGCGTTGGACAACACTATGTTCAATGAAACCCGTGGCGATAGCCGTTATGTTAAATACGATCCTCAGCGCGATAGCAACGTCACATTTGGACGACGATAGAGGTAATTACAAATGGCGAATAAAGACGCTGCATTTGGAATGAAGCCGGTCAGAATGATCGGTGGCGCACCTTACTCGGGTGGCTCAAGTCGATATCGTATTGCTGCGAACTATGGAACCTCCATTTTTCAAGGCGATATGGTCGCTCAAGTCACTGGTGGTACGGTGGAAGTTCACGCTGACGGAGGCACTGTGCCTGTAGTTGGTGTTTTCAACGGTTGCCAGTACACCGACCCCACCACTGGTGAGCAGGTATTTAGCAACTTTTACCCCGCAAGCACTAACGCTTCAGACATCATTGCTTTCATCATCGATGATCCGAATGTCGTTTATGAAGTGCAGGCTGATGACACGTTCCCAGTTACCGATCTATTCGGCAACTTCGATATTGTCTACACCAGCAGCGGCAGCACTCAAACAGGCATCTCTGGTGCCGAGTTGGACGTAACCACTGGTGCGACCAACACGAACCTGCCAATCAAAGCGATTGACATCTCGCAAGATCCGAATAACTCGGACACAGGGGCTGCAAACACCAACGTGCTTGTGGTTATTCAAAACTCAGTATTCGGCGTCAAGGGCGCTGGCTTAGCTTAAATAGGAGGCTAGACAATGGCTATTTCAAGAGCACAACTAGCTAAAGAGCTAGAGCCGGGTCTGAACTCGCTTTTCGGCATGAGCTATGACTCATATGACCGCGAGTACGAAGAAATCTTTGCTATCGAAGACTCGCAGCGAGCCTTCGAAGAAGAGGTTTTGATCACTGGTTTCGGTGGAGCACCGACCAAAACTGAAGGCCAAGGCGTTGCATTTGACAACGCTTCTGAGTCTTTTACCGCTCGTTACACGCACGACACTGTTGCGTTGGCGTTCGCGCTGACCGATGAAGCGGTTGAAGACAACCTTTACGACTCACTGGGCAAGCGATATGTGAAGGCTTTGGCCCGATCTATGGCTAACACCAAGGAAGTTAAAGGCGCTGACGTATTGAACAATGCGTTTGACACCAACTTCACTGGCGGTGATGGCGTAACATTGATCAACACGGCACACCCCTTAGCGGGTGGCGGCACTGCTGCAAACCGTGCGGCTTCAATGGCTGACTTGAACGAAACGTCCTTGGAAGACGCGCTGATCGACATCAGTACGTTTACCGATGACAAAGGTCTGACGATCTCTGTTCAAGCCACGAAGCTGGTTGTTCCACCTCAGTTGACGTTTGTTGCTGACCGCATTCTAAGCTCTACGCTTCGTAGCGGCACGGCTGACAACGACATCAACGCAATTCGCAACACGGGTGTATTGCCCGGTGGCTACACGGTCAATCACTACCTGACTGACCCTGATGCCTTCTTCCTGCTGACTAGCGTCACCGACGCTGGCGAAGGCTTGAAGATGTTCCAGCGTACTGCGATGGAAACCACGATGGAGCCAGACTTTACGACTGGTAACATCCGTTACAAGGCCCGTGAGCGTTACAGCTTCGGCTTTAGTGACTGGCGCGGCATCTACGGCTCACAAGGCGCGTAGATACCAAGCAAAAAGAAAGGGGGCTTATGCCCCCTTTTTTTGTGCCGTTTATGCGGCCTCTTCCTTTGTGATGATTTCGGCTTTCGTGGGTCGCTTGAAGAAACCGAACTTCGCGTCTTTGTCCGACGCTGTGACTGTGGCGGTGAACGTGATACGGCTCTCGCGCTCCGCATCATCAAGGCTCTTGGGAGCTGAACCCCAAACCCGAAACCCTCGATCATCCTGTACTAACATCTTGAGCACGTCACCGAAATGCGATGACTGCCATTTGAACGCCAGCACGGTGCCAGTGATAACAACGCGTCCCTCTGGCGCATCCTCTCCAGTTTCATGGGCGGCGTCACGCTTTTCGCGCTCAGACTCCTGCTGCTCCTGAGCATACTTCTGCAACCTGACCAGATCACCAATCAGCTTTTCTTCGATGGCATCACAGATGTCTTCGGGGCATTTAGAGATGGTCAGGAAGCGCATTGGCTGGCCCGGTAAGCCATATCGTCCCTTGTCATTGAAAACCCGAGACTGATAGATGCAGACAATCTCGCGGGTCGCCGCTGGCAACTCCTGCCACTGCGACATGAACTTGTCGGCGCGATCAACAGGCACTTTGAACTCGGTTTTACCCGTGAATCCGCCTCTGGTGATGCTTTCGCGCTCTTTCGGGAATGGAAGATACTGACCCGCTAGATATTCGCCCTCGAACTCACTGTCACCCTCGCACCAGTTCCAAACGTAGCCGTCGCAAGGCGCGTGTAACCGACCAGACTTTTCCGAGTAAATAGGCTCCAAATCCTCGTTGTGCTCCGCCGCCATACGCTTGATGCGAGTGTCATAAGCTTTCACGCCGCGCTGACGAGCAACCTCGTACTCATCGATGCGGTTTTCCAGCCAGTTCCAAAAATTACCCATCACTTTCTCCTTCGGGCGGCTTACGCCGCCTTGTTTATGTTGACTGTCTCGAAGCCGCAATTTGCGACCAAGTAAAACTGACCGTCCATTTCAAGCACGTCCCCGACCGATACGCTGCTCATTTGCGCGTGTTTTTGAACTAGCTCTGGCTTTTCCCAAAGGTTTGTCAGCCGAAAAACCTCGCCCAAGTCCGTAGCATCTACCGTGGCAACATGGTCATAAGCGTGGAACCATTGAGTCGGGTCAATTTTGCCCATGCCCTTGTCTGCAAAAGCCATAGTCTTTTCTGAAGCGCCCCATCCCTCTTTGTTCAAAAGATCGATGTCTTCTTGCGTGAGGTGAAACTGGTAGATTTTTACTGTCATCATCGTTCTCCGTTGTTATGGCCCTAATTATACAGATCCCGTGTCTATGTGCAACTATGTGTACACACAAAAGTACAAATAAATGAACTTTTTTTTGGTAGATCGTTGGCATACACTGAGGCTCTGAGATAAATCCAGCCCCGGCGACTGGCTCAGCAGACGTTACGAAGACTCTGGGGCGAATCCTTTCGTAAGAGGTAATACCATGTCACAGACAACATTTTCAGGCCCAGTCAGATCGCTGGGCGGCTTCATCACCGCAGGCGTAAATAGCAGCGTCAGTCTGTCCGCAGACACCACGCTGACCGTGGCGGCTCATGCTGGCAAGATCATTCTGCTCAACGACGCAGACGGCAAGTTTACTTTGCCATCAATCGTTTCTACGACCCCGACAGATCCCACGTCGCCTAACCAAGACAACAACATTGGTGCGTCTTTCTTTTTCTACATTGAAACCGCTGCAACTGACTTAGACATCAAGACCGATGGCACTGACAAGTTCAAAGGCGCAGCTATGGTTGCTGTAGATGACAGCACTAAAAAAGCTTTCTTCCCAGCCGCAGCAAATGACGTGATGACTTTTAACGGCTCAACCAAAGGCGGTTTGGTCGGCAGTGTCATTCAGGTAACGGCAATCGATGCTGCCAGCTACCTCGTTCATAACACTTTGTTGCTTGGTTCAGGAACGATTGTTACGCCTTTCGCTGACGCTTAATCCACAAAATAGGAGATAGGCAATGGCAGATGCAGTAACAAGCCAAACCATTCAGGACGGCGAGCGCAAAGCCGTCCTTAAATTCACTAATATCAGCGATGGTAGCGGTGAGTCTGCGGTAACAAAGATTGACGTAAGCGCGTTGACTGCGAACAGCGCAGGAAAAGCTTGCACAGAAGTGGCTGTCGCCAAGATTTGGTGGCAGTGCGTCGGCATGGGCGTTGAGTTGCTCAACGACGCTACTTCAGACACGTTGATCATTGGGCTTTCGCCTGACTCGAATGGCTTTCACGATTACTCAGACTTTTCTGGCATCCCCAACGACGCGGGAAGCGGAAAGACAGGTGACGTAAAGTTTACGACGATTGGCGCAAGCAGCAGCGACACCTATACTGTGATCGTTGAAGTGTTGAAGACTTACGGCTAATGGCTGACACAAGCGACGTTAAGAGAACTAAGTCGGGCAGGCTCGTCTACCGAGGCGAGTCTTTCCCCGGCTATAACCAGCAGAAAAGAACGCCCGGCGAGAACAAGAAGTTTGCGGTTCTAGCCAAAAAGGGCGATCAGGTGAAGATTGTGCGCTACGGTGACCCCAATATGGAGATCAAGCGCGACAGCCCAGAGCGTCGGCGCAACTTTCGCGCTCGCCACAACTGTGATGCGGTTCAAAAGAAGAAGGACGTATTCGCAGCTTCTTATTGGTCTTGCAAAAACTGGTGATGTAGATGGCTGAATCCAATGACTTACAGGCTGCGCTAGACGAGTACGGAAGCTCGGCTTCGCCATACTCGGCTCTCGATAAGTATTTGATGCAGCAGCCAGTGTATGACAGGGGGCCAAGAGAAGCGCCAGTAGCGCCTACCATGCGAACCCTTGAAGCCAACATGCCTGACGTTGATGATCAGCTCGCCAGTCAGTATGAAAAAATTATGGCAGAGCAAACAGCGGCAAACGAAGCTGCTGAGGCTTCACGTCAAGCCGAGATCGACGGCCTGCGAGATTTATTGCGCCAAGAGCTTGCGACCTCCGAAGAGGCGGCGCTTGGTCAGCGGTCAGAGCTGACAAAAACACTAGAAGATCAGATAGAAAGTATGCGTCGAGGCGTTGACGCAGAGAATTTGGATCTACGCCAAGCTGGTTTGGATGAGAGAGCTGCGCTGGCGCAACAGATAGAAGAGGGCGACAGATTAGTGCGTCAAGCACAAGAAACTGCCGCTGGATCTTTGCAGGATCGCATTGCCACTTTGTCTGGCGACTTGTCAGACATAACAGGCACGATTGACGCAAATTACGCTCAGCTCGATGAGGTTCAAAAGAACGCCGCTGATGCAACTCAAAGCGAAATAGATTCTCTTAATCAACAACTTGAGAGCCTGTACACCGATGTGGAGTCTGGAAACGCAGCCCAGTCTGAAGCTATAAAAAGCGATACAGCCGATCTCGTTGCTGGATTAGAGGAGAAGATTGGCGGTCTGGCAGACAACCTCGGCGCGTTGCCACTGGAGTCAATTCAATCACAGCTTGCGGCGGTAAACGATCAAACAGCTCAGTTTCAACAGGCGGTGGATTCGGCTGCTACCGAAAGAGCTGACTTAGCTTCTCGCATTGACGCTTTGCAATCTTCTGGGCTGACCCAAGACGACTTGAGCGGCTTGTCGCAAACTATCGCGGGGCAGCGTCAGACAGAGATATCATCCGCACTGAATCCTGTACAGCAGCAGATTGAAGAGCTGCGAGGACAAATACCCACAGAGATTGATACTGAGGCGCTACGCAAACAAATTACTGATGATGTCGTAGCGCAAATGGCGAGCCAGCAACCGCCTGCAACCACTACTCCGCCTGCAACCACTTCTTCGCCAATCACGGTTGGTTCTGCTGAAGGGCAACAAGGTATCGTCGTAGAGCCAGAGGCGGGTGCCTATGGCTTTGGCCCATCAGCATCCGAAGCTGGAGGGTTCAATCCTTACGGCGGGGCTGGTTCTGACGCAAGGAATTACATGCAATATGACCGAGGAGACTACGCCAGAGGCACAGCTCCTCAACAAAATACTATGGCCCAAAGTCAAATGACTGGGCGAACTGGGCCTTTCGTTCCTGACATGAGGGATATCATGCAGGGCATCAACGTGCGAGGAGCAGGACTGTAATGGCTAGTGATGTACCAAAGAACGTAGCGAACCCTTCTCTTTACAAGAAGGCGAAGGCAAAAGCCAAGGCCAAGTTTGACGTTTACCCAAGCGCATACGCCAACGGCTGGATGGTGCAGGAGTACAAGCGGATGGGCGGAACATACAAAGGCGCTACAGGGGGCGAAGTAACACTCGACCCTGTGAAAAGTGATTTGGACAAAGACGGCAAGCTGAGCGGCTACGAGCGTAAGCGCGGCACCGCAATCGCCAAGAGCATGGCAAAAAAAATGAATATGGGCGGAACTGTCATGGTTCAAAGCCGTGGCTGTGGCGCTATCATGCCAAGCAAGCAAAAGAAAACGAGAGTGCCCCGTGGGTAAACCGCAAGGCGGACTCAAAAAGTGGTTTGGGAAGGGCAAAGGTGGCAACTGGGTTGACATCTCAGCGCCCAAAGAGGGCGGTGGCTTTGAAAAGTGTGGTCGCAGTAGCGCCAGCGACTCTGATCGCGGTTACCCTAAGTGTGTACCCGCAGACAAAGCTGCAACTATGAGCAAGAAAGAGATTGCTTCTGCGGTTCGCCGCAAGCGGTCAAAGAAACAAGGTGTTGGTGGAAAGCCCACCAATGTCGCAACTTTCGCTAAAGACGGAGGCGAGATTATGAAGAGCAAGATGGGCACTAAAGGCGGCGCGATGGGCGGCAAAAAAAAGATGAAAATGCCCGGCGGCATGAAGAAAGGCGGGTCAGCCATGAAAGCCAAAGGTATGGCTAAAGGCGGGGCCATGAAGACCAAGGGCTACGCGAAAGGCGGGGCCATGAAAGCTAAGGGCATGGCTAAAGGCGGAGCAGCTAAGGGCGGCATGAGAAAGCCTTCTAGCAAGAACAGTGGTCTATATGGCCGCAGGTAGTGGCTTATCTTCAAAGCAATATCCCACACTTTAAGGCGTGGGTTAGAAGAGAGTACACGGTCAACCATGAGCGATACCACGGCGAGTTTTTACACGCTATGGTTATCGCTGTGACCACAATGCCGACAAGGTGCTTGAGCTTTCAGGTCATATTTACGGGCGCTGAGACTTACGACGATGACGAAGAACCAAACGTACACGGCGGAGCTATGTGGGCAAGAATGCCGATTACGGCGCTGGTTGCCGACACGCCCTTTGATGAGTGGCCTGAACCGATGCCTGTTTGGGCGGCGCAGCCTTGGGACTGTTCTTCTCATAACCACTCTGTTTATGTCTTAGACCGCGCAACACCGTGCCCTTGGCTCGCCAAGATTGATGGCGAGTTCTATCCCGCAAAGTATTATTTCACCGTTGATTACACGGAAAATGAGATAGCGGATGATCCAGCGCAGCACAAGCAAAGCCATGTTATGGAGCTTTTAGATGCTGGCAAGTGGACGGGGAATATCGTGGCTTTGCCAAATAATCGAGTGAGAGTGACACACCCAGCTTGGTTTGAGACGGGCGACGGCGCTCCAGACTTCAGGCCAAGCCAGCATATCCATTACAGCAAAAGCGATTTAGACTACACTCTTGACGTAAATCAGGTTTTCGACAACCTATACGCAGGAAAGAAAAATGGCCGTAAGCGGAAGTAAGGATTTTGAGTTAGACGTAGCCGACTACGTTGAAGAGGCGTTTGAGCGTTGTGGCTTAGAGCTTCGTACGGGTTATGACCTTAAAACGGCTAATCGCTCTTTGAACCTGATGCTCGCAGAGTGGGCCAACCGTGGCCTGAACCAATGGACGATAAACCAAAAAGTTTTGTCGATGGTGAAAGACACGACTACTTACACTATTGACGCAACCACACCGACTGCAACGATTGACGTGCTGGACGTGTTTATTCGTGAGACTTTGGGCGGCGTATCAACAGACGTACCGCTGACGCGCATGTCGCGTTCAGAGTATGCAAACCTGTCAACCAAGACCAGCACAGGCAAACCTAATCAATATCTTATTGACAAGCAGATCAGCCCAACCATCACGGTTTGGCCTGCGCCAGACCAAAGCTCGAAGTACGAATTGTATCTAAACGTGCTAAGCCGCATGGATGACGCTGATGCTGGGGCAAACACCTTGCAGATACCGTTTCGGTTTTACCCGTGCTTGGCCGCTGGCCTTGCCTACTACTTGGCGTTAAAGCGAGCGCCTGAAAAAGTCGGTATGCTCAAGCAGCTTTACGAAGAAGAGTTTGAGAGGGCGCTAAGCCAAGACCAAGATCGAGTATCGTTTAGAGTTGCTCCTGACTTGCGCGGGTATAATTTAGGCTAATGGCGTACGCATCGAACAAACGCGCTTACGGCATTTGCGATATCACAGGCTTTCGCTATCGCCTGCGTGACATGAAGATGACTTGGGACGGCTTGCTGGTAGGCCCAGACCAGTGGTCGCCAAAGCACCCACAGCTTATGCCACGACCAACACCGATTGATCCGCAGGCGTTGCAGATTACTCGGCCAGATCAAGCTGCCGACGGGAACGACAACAATTTTTTTACCGTCTATACCAATGTTGGAAATGGTAAATTGGGCACAACTTTGCAAACTTTTGGAATAACCTGTAGTGTTGGCACCGTGGAGGTAACAACGTCATGAGCTTCACATTGGCAACGCTAAAATCGACTGTGCAAGATTACTTGCAGGTCAATGAGACTACGTTTAACAACAACCTGAACACGTTTATTAAGGAAGCTGAGAGCCGCATATTTAAGCTGGTTCAGTTACCAGAGCAACGAAAAAACGTGCAGGGTACGTTGACGGCGAGCAACCGCTTTTTGGCAACACCAAGCGATTTCTTTGCGCCTTTCTCATTGGCAGTCATTGATAGCAACAACAAGTACCACTATCTGGACTTCAAGCACCCATCATTCATCAAGGAATACAGCCCGACCACGACAACGACGGGCAGACCAAAGTATTACTCTTTGTTTGATGAAACAGCGTTTGAGCTGTCGCCTGTCCCAGATTCTGGTTACACCGCAGAGTTGCACTACTTGTTCAAGCCAGCGTCCTTGACGGCTGGCAGCGATTCGGGCACTACAATTCTGTCAACGGATCACCCTGATCCCTTGCTTTACGGCACCTTAGTTGAGGCTGCTGTGTTCTTAAAAGAAGCTCCTGACGTGATAGCCAACTTCGAGGCTCGGTTCAAGGAAGGCGTCTCTCGGATGAAGAATCTGAGCGAAGGCCGTGGAACCAGAGACGAGTTTCGATACGACTTATTGCGTACAGGGGTAACCTAATTGGAACCAATCAAAGAACTTGAAGGCAAAAAAATAGCAATCATCGGTCTGGGAGCCTCTCAGATCGACTATGTAATCGGAAAAGAAAATAGCGTCGAATGGGACGAGGTTTGGGTCATAAATTCGGCCTTGTCGGTTTTTGAGTGTGATCGTGTGTTCATGCTTGACCCCGCCAGTCGCTTTTTAGATACCGATGATGCAGGCAACCAAACCGATGTGATGCGTAAGCTTCTGCCTGCTTTCGACAAGCCCATATACACCTGTCAGCTAGACGAGCGCGTACCTGCGCTGGTTGAGTACCCGCTCGAAGAAGTTATCAAAGACCAACGCTGCGCTTACATGAACACCACGGTAGCTTACGCCTTGGCCTTTGCTGCGTGGAACAAAGTAGGCGAAGTCGATCTGTTTGGCATGGATTTCAGCTACAAAAACAACTTGCACTTCGCAGAGGCTGGCAGAGCATGCCTTGAGTTCTGGATATGTAAGATGATTGCCATTGGCATCAAGGTTGGTGTAAGCCCAAGGTCTTCGTTGCTCGATCAGAATGTCGAGATGCAGGATAGGCTGTATGGCTACCATCGCCTGCCTAACCCGAAAATAGCAATGCCAAGCCCAGAGGGTGAATGGGTAGTCTGCAACCGATCAGAGCTGGCGCAGATGGTTAAAAAACATAAATTAGAGACGGTTGAGCTACCGTCCTCGCCAGAACCGTATAAGGGGTAGTCATGTCACAGGGTGTTTTTCAGGTCGGTCAGGTGATGGTTTCAACGACCGATAACCGTGGCCATGATGTAGAATTTTGGGCAAAAGAGACGACCAAGAAGATTTTGGGTATATCGGAAGAGGCTGAGCCGCACATTCGTTTGCAAGCTGAGGCTTTTCGCAATCAGGTTTATACGCTAATCTTGCTAGGTATGAAGAACGCTATAGCTTCTGACCGAGTTACGATTCGTGGTTTACTTGCGTCTCAGGGGCATGAAGACATGGCAAAGATAATCAAGGAGCTTTGATATGGCCATCACTTCCGCAATTCCTACCAGCTTTAAGCAAGAGCTTTTGGTTGGGACTCATAACTTTACAGCTACCAGTGGCAACGCTTTCAAGCTTGCGCTCTACACGTCTAGCGCGACCCTTGGTGCTGCTACTACAGCATTCACCACGACGGGCCAAGCCAGCGGCACCAACTACACTTCTGGCGGCGCTACTGTTACTTCGGTCACTCCAACGACCTCTGGAACAACGGCGGTGTGCGACTTTGCCGATCTTACGTTTGGCACAGCAACTGTCACAGCTCGCGGCTGCATGATTTACAACGATACTCAGTCCGACAAAGCGGTTGCGGTCATAGACTTCGGTGGTGACAAAACCAGCACGGCTGGCGACTTTACCGTTGTATTTCCCAGCCCTACGGCCACTGGCGCGATCATTCGGCTGGCGTAATGGCTTATGCCGCTACAAACACTAGATTTTCAACCGGGCATCGACAAGGAAAGCACCGACTACGCGGCTAAAGGCGGTTGGGTAGACGGCAACCTTGTCAGATTTAGAAAAGGCCGTGTCGAAAAGGTAGGCGGCTGGAAAAAGCTTGGTACAAACTTTTACTTAGGCACAGGTCGCGCCCTTCACTCTTGGATCAGCCTTGGCGGTGTGCGCTACCTTGGCGTCGGCTCGACATTTAAGTATTACATCGAGGAGGGTAACGCCTACTACGACATCACGCCAATTAGGGCAACCACATCCGCTGGCGATGTCACGTTTGCCGCAACCAACGGCTCTTCAACGATTACGGTTACCGACACTTCTCACGGTGCGGTGAACAACGACTTTGTGACGTTCAGCGGAGCGGTCAGCCTTGGCGGTAACGTGACAGCGGATGTTTTGAATCAGGAATATCAAATATCTCTAGTTACTGGCATAAACACCTACGAGATAACCGCCAAAGACACGTCTGGAGCGACAGTCACAGCTAACGCATCTGACAGCGGAAATGGCGGTTCAAGCGTAGTTGGTGCCTATCAAATCAATGTAGGGTTAGACACTTTCGTCAAATCGTCTGGCTGGGGCGTTGGCACTTGGGGTGCTGGCGGCTTTGGCTCTGCATCGTCAATCAGCGCGGTGAACCAGCTCAGGTTGTGGACGCACGATAATTATGGCGAAAACCTGATCATCAACCCTCGCGGCGCAGGCATTTATCGTTGGGTCGAGAACAACGGAACCAGCGTTAGGGCGCTTGAGCTTTCTGGCGTTAGTGGTGCCAACTTGGTTCCAACAGTGGCGCTTCAGGTAGTTACATCAGAGACAGACCGACACTTGGTCGTTCTTGGCGCAGACCCAATCTCTGGCAGCAGCAGGACTGGTGTGATTGATCCCATGTTAGTGGCGTTCTCAGACCAAGAGAACGAGCTGGACTTTGAGCCAAGAGCTACCAATACAGCGGGTTCTTTACGGCTATCCTCTGGCTCTTTCATTGTCGGCGGCATCAAGTCTCGTCAAGAGATCCTGATTTTTACCGACACCAGCCTCTACAGCATGAACTTTATCGGGCCACCGCTTACCTTTGCGATTAACTTGATCAACGAGGGTTCTGGCCTGTTGTCGCCCAAGTCTGCGGTAAACGCGCCAAACGGTGTGTTTTATGCCAGCAAGACAGGGTTTTACTTCTACAGTGGTTCAGTTAAACGCCTGCCTTGTACCGTGCAAGAGTACGTCTTTGAAGACTTAGACTTAGCGCAGGCGTTCAAGTGCCACATGGGAGTGAACACAGAGTTCAGTGAGATATGGTTCTTCTATCCAAGCCTTGCAGACGGTACTGGAGAGATCAGCCGATACGTTATCTACAACTACGAGGAAAACCACTGGTCAGTGGGCAGCTTGGTTCGCTACGCATGGCTTGACGCAGGTATTGAGGATCAACCGCTTGCGACGGTAACCAGCGGTACTCAGCAGTGTGTATTTGAGCATGAAACTGGTTTTGATGACTACGAAGACGCCATGACAGGGGTTTTTATCGAAAGCGCCGACTTGGATATCTCGTCTGGGGATTCGTTCACCTTCATAAAACAGATTATTCCCGACATGAAGTTTGTGACTGAGACGGGAGTCAACCCG